TCCAAGGCAATATACACCTTATCACAATTAGCAATAATCTTTTGAAAAATATAACTATTTTCACGTAACGTGGAGCCAAGGAGTGGGATGGCGTTGCCTGCCACGATTGCATCAAACACACCTTCAACAATTGTAATGTCTTTGTCCCAATCCAAGTATAACTCATTAAAGATAAAGTCTCTTTCCGCTGGTGGATTTTTATATCTTTGCCAATCACCCGGTGTATAAGAGCGAGCGATGAAATAATTTACTTCACCGTTTATATCAAACGATGGAATAATAATTCTTTTCCCATATTCCCCATCGGGACAATATCCTATTTTCCACCACACCAAATCATCTCTGGTTAATCCTCTAGATTTTAAATATTGGCGCACCGAAATCGATAGTGGATTTATTTGTTTGCATGTTAAGCTAATAAATTCTTCTGGTAACTTAACAACGATTTTTTCTTCTTCTACTTCATCGACTTCCGAAAAATCAACAACCCCCGTTAGGGTTCTCCATTGACTCTTGGTGTCTGAATTTCCATAAGAATAAACGAGGCGACCAATATCTTTGCCAACATAATCACAAATCCAGCATTTAAAAACATTCTTATCGAAGTTTAAAGAAAGTTTTTTCTTGTGGTGCTTGCACTTGGGACAATGAAAAAGAAACTCGTCTTTTGATTTATAAAAGGATCCGAGGAATTCCCTAACTATTTTGAGTTTTCGGTCAGACATGTTAAGCCTGCCCTAGCCATAACAAGTGCGTCTGCTTGATCATAATAATTCGGCTTTGGATTTCCATGCTTTGTATATTCTACACGAAAGTCGGGTTCATTGTCAAGGAAATACTTCATAACAATTTCTTTAGCTTTTTGACCGCGTTTAATGGTAATCCCGCACTTCTTTCTAGCTGATATTGCTGGGATAAATTGTGGTTGAATTCCAAATTCCTCAAAACACATCCACGAGGTAATACCATTAAATTTAATTAATGTTGAGATTGTGTGAGAAGATGACTTACCCATCATAAACATATTGAGGGCGGGTTCAATATAAATGTGGTCAATCGGATAATCCATCTCGCGGAGCTTTTTCTTAATAAATAATGATTTTGAAAATAGGTCTGGAAAATGCTTTTTGCTTCTCATGTCCCAACTTCCAATCTCTTGAATAGTTCCGTCCATTTGGAGAACAGCAAAACCAGTTATGGATGTAGAGATATCAAGTCCGAGTATCATTGATCACTTATTTTCTCAAAACCACCATCGCGTTGAATCCCCAAACCTTTAATAGAATTAAGTCTTGGTTTCAACTGTCGATTATAATATGAGGTGGAATCTGATGCAGCGGGTAGGATGAATCGAATAATATATTCTCCAACAAAAGAAACTTTAGATGTAGAAATTTCTCTCTCGCGATATACCGTCGTTACTTCAGGGATGGCACGTATCTCGTTCATAACCTCGGTTCGATCAATTGGTTTTGATTGGTCAATAGATAAAAAAAGAACAGCCTCATAAATGTCATGAGCCTTCTTGTCTTTCTCAAGCAAAAATTTTCTCCATTTTTTAAATTCTTTTTTCATTACCATAAATAGACTTACATTATATCAAAAATCCACTTTTAATTTAAATGTAATATTGTCATTCTCTCTTTTTCTAACAGGATTTGCCATTTTCGCAATTGCAATTAAATTCTTTGACTCGTCATAAATCCCGACATAGTTTATAAAAGTTGTTTTTTGGAAAGTTGCCTGTGTGTCAGAAAAAGAACTGCTCACCACATTTACTATAGAGCTTTCGTTTTCTCGAAAAGATGCCCCACCAGATATATAATTTGTAAAATTTGTTTGAGCATCGTATTTCTTATACGTTGGGTTGTTAGAGTGGTTAAGCTCTCCCTTGCCAGCTGCGGCGAACATTGTCATAGTTGGGACATAATGGGTTCCGCTAAAATTCAGAGCAAAACTTGAACCAGTCACTCCACTTCTCATGGTTGCAAAATCAATCCATCGCGGCTCGGCTGCGCCATCACCAGTATAATTTTCGGTATGAGATGCAAGACCCCAACTTCCAGTAAGGATAATAAACCCTTCATTATACATAACAATGCCACCAACAGTTCCTGCATCAGCACCAGAACCGGATGCAACTTGTTTGAGTTGACCGTTTCGTGTGTTATCTTTTAATTCTGCAACTTCGGTGCCCGAGACATAAAACTTTAACGAAACCGTTCCTTTCTGAATGGAGGAACCATAAAAGATTGAAGGAATGCTTATGAGGCGCAACTCTTGAGAACTTTTATCGCCAAGGCTTGAGCTATAAGAATAATCATAACTTAATATCTCATAAGAATTCAGAGCATTTCTTAGCGCATTTATCTTTGGTCTTGCTGCGCCTTCCGCATAACGTGTGGAAGTAATGCTTGCGGACAAAGGATAACTTCCCGTAATCCTCTCCCCATAAACAAAGTCGCTATTGAACTTTGATGTACCAACGGTGCTAAAGGACGTTAAACTTCCATCTTTAGTAACATAAGGATATATTAAATTATCTGATTTTCGATCAACGTTTAGTTCGTATAAACTAATATAACCAGAAGGAACAAGCGTAACATTGGAAGTGTGCGAGCCTGTGGTGTTCCCTTTGTTGTTATAAAAGAGTTGATTATTGTAAATGATAAAATTTGACTGAGGGTGTGTCTTCAGTTGGTTGTATAAAATATCATTTGAGCCGAACTTATAATAAGGCATAACTATTGATAAATAGTTTCATGTTAATAATCAAGACGAACACGAACTGTCATTTCATTTGTTGGATCTTTCTTTAACGGTTCGGAAAGTTTTGCAACAGCCAAAAGTTCGTTATCTGCGGAATATAATCCAACAGTTGTAATATAGGAAACCGGAGCATCTTGAGTATTATTCTTTACAACAATCTTGCTTGAACTTAGATATGTTGGGTTCGCGCTATAGTTATAATCGTTGTGATTAATTCGACAAAAGTGAATTGTAGAATTCAATTCTGTGGTGTTGTTGAAACTCATATTATAAATGCGGTGGCGAAAGTCGTCACAAGAACCGCTTATAGCAGAAGTTTTCATCACTTCCCTTATTGATGCTTCTCCAGCGTGTTCTCCAAAATCTACATATCCAGCCCCTGCTTTAGAGCCAGAGGTTGACCCCAAGATTCCGCCGACAGTGGTTTGTTGAAAGACTGAACTTGAAACAACCGCGACACCAGCTTGATAAAAAATTAAACCGCAAGATGTATCAACACCCGACCCGCCGCTTGAACATGAAAGAATTCCATATTCACCAGCAGGTGAGTTTACTCGAAAATCATTTTGGGCATTTGTATCTTGAATTACAATCCTGTGGCTGTTCGCCTTAGCATATGAGCCGGTGCCCAGAGTAAGAGAGAACGAACCTTTCTTTAATTCGTCTTTCCCCAATAGGCGACCAAAATTAATAAACACTGCGTCGAGGATTTTTTCCCCGCCGCCAGTAATATTGCCATCACGATCAAATGGCAGGATGTTTCCATTTTGATCATACCCCATCAAGACTTGCGCCATTTGGTTATACATATTTATTTTTTTGGAATTTTGGACATTGCTAGAAGAAGATAGGGCACTTTTTGCACCTGTAATTCCGGAGTATCCAACAGTCAAATCAAAGATATGATTCGCAGAAGAACTTAAATAAGGATAATCATAAATACTCTGGAACATTCCGTGGGCATAGTTTTTAATGTTGTCGCCATTTGGAAATGTGCCATAAGTCCCGGACACTAGTGCGCCGGTCAAAGGGATTGCTTCGTGCAACAGTGTCTTTGTTGAGGTGATGTCGTTATTTAAAAATGTTTTATATGTGGTTGCCATTATTTATCCTTTATACTATCTTTTTGATATACCTTACTGGAATATTGAGAGTATATCCGGTGGTTGCACCAGTGATTTTAATAATTGAATCAATATATCGCATTGGGGTCGGTTCACCAAATCCACCAATCGCGTTGTAGCCTGTGCTCCCTAGCTGTTCAAAAAGGTAAGTGCTGGTTGCTAAATCGGTAGAGGCTTGAATGTCGAAAGTAAGTGATGTTCCTCTCGGACCAGAAATCGATACATTGGAGAAGGATGGTTGAATATTCACCACAAAATTAGGATCAGTGTTTAGTGACAAATAATAGCTTGCAATATTATCATCATCAATAAATGATACATTTGCTCGCGTGAAGGCGTTGCCCTCGCCGGAACTTACTATTGAACCGAGCCTATTATCCATTTCTATAATATATTGAGTCTCTACTAGATCAGCATCTAAAGTGTATTGTGATGGAATCTCCGTTGTATCTAAACCTTGCGCTACTTGAATGGCACCCCCTGCTCTGGACTGGGGTTCATAACCATTTAAGAAGCCTTTGATTTTCGTATCACCAGTGGTGACGTTATTTGCTCCAGTACCATTTAAAACCCCAGGATTGTTCGCGTCACCTGCCGTGGCGAGATCGACACAGACAACAAAATTTCCACCATATTCGGTGCTGCCGCTGGTTTGAGTGGTTGTTGGTCCTGATAATTTCATCACGGGCAAATACAATAAATTTGTTCGTGGAATCGAAATCAGTTTAGTTCGCATTGTGGAGGTATTGTTTGTGAAAGCTTCCAAAACAGGTGTTTGCAAGATTTCTAAATCGTAATATGCACTCCCGCTTGCATGGTTTTTATTGTATGAGCCATAATTAATTTCGTCGTCGCCAAGAGCGAATTTTACGATTTTAAATGAGCCGTCGCCCTTTGCTAACCTAAATCTTCCAGTATCAGTTAATACTGCATCGAGAATAATGTCTCCACTATTATCTAAAAATGCCATAAATATCTCCTATCTTCATATAAATAGTTTGTTTTTTTACTTCTAACATATTTTTTGTCCTTGTAAGCTTCCCTGATTGGTTGCTTCTTCGTGCTCTGTTTTGAATTCTACTTTAAAATCTATTTTCTTGCCAGTCTGTTTCGAAACCAACCGAATCTTAAATTTTTTCCCCCACACTACTTCCTCTGTCAAACCAAGCGCAGGCTTAGTTCCTTCTGGGATTGCGGAAACCTTGCCACCAGTTACCGGATCTATTAAGCCCGATTCTTGTCGATTCAATTGCAATTGCGAAGTATTCGGAGTAATATAAATGTATTTTTTCGCACACTTGGATGGTGCTTGTGGTGGTTCTTTGCGCCTTATCAATGGGTGAACTTGAGTCAATAAAACTGGCGCACCACCATTATCAGAAATTTCAACTTCATAAACTGGTGATGGGTTGGAGGTGTGCCCATGCACATCCACACTTCTAAACATATAATAGTATTTAGTGTTTGGAACTATGTTATCCACAAACCCAGCTGACGTTGCAGCTTTTAATGGCTGTAGCGGATTTGCAGCATTTGTTTCAACTTCACCCATTTTCCAGTTGGAAAAATCTTGATATGTTGTTGGGGCGATGGTTGTTCTGAACACTTCAAACTTGCGGGCTTGGTCATCACTTTTATACTCAATTGGACCGCGAAATATATCTTGCGCCTCTCTTAATTTTAATACTTCATCGTAATCGTCTCTCAAGACATTAATCGGATCTAATCTATAGTTTCCAACGTTGCCTTGAAAAAGAAACAAGACTTGATTGTTTTTCTTCATGTAAGGAAGAATATCCACGCCTGGCCAGATTGGTGGAGAATCCATTATAACGACATCTTGGTCGGTGTATGGAACCTCAATCAACCTAACAGATGGTGCAGTAAAGACACAAATCTCTGCTTGACCTGCGTCTATAACGCCGGTTCCTTTATTGTCGTTCGCGTCGGCAGAGCCTGGAACACCAGGCTCATTTGGAACTCTGTTTAAGACATAGCGATATCTTGTTCCAAAGACTGCTTGATAAGCAAAAACTTTATACCGATATTTCTTTCCATACTTGATTTGAGTATCAATATATCTGTGGACATCAACATCATTTGAGTTCGGCAAGTAAAAAGACTGAATTGGTTTAGATCCTGTTTCATCGCCAGCGTTATTTAAAGCCCACTTCTCAACCTTATAAAAAACAGTCTCAGAATAAGCCTTTTTTCCATCTAATATTTGTGCGAAGGTTCTGGTCTTTTCATCCACTAGTTGTTGAAATTTTCCCGCTAATATGACGGTTAATAAAGTTCTTAAGAAATTCTGGCTTCCTTGCGCTTGTGCCTCTTGGATTTCTTGACTGTATGGACCAAGATAAGTTATCTCTGACATATCATGGTTGCCATACGTAGGATCTGTTGCTAAGGTGTCGATCCATTTGGTGATGTCCCACTGTTTTAGTTCGGCGGTAGTCTTATCTTTATCTGGCTGGTTTGAGAGGATATAGTTTCCTTTCCTCTTATATTGGGGACGTTGCGATTGAATATCGGTTTGGGTTCCATAAACCTCAAACGCTTGTATATTATCAAACGCTGTCTCCTTATTTCTTAATTTAGAAACATCTTCGGGAAAGGACACACCTCTATCTAAAAATGGAACCCAATTACCGGGGGCGATGGTGGTGAGTTCAGATCTACCATGAGAAGTATAGCCAATAATTTGCCCAACTTGATTGAGCCTCTCTTGACCGCTTGACCTTGCGCCGCGCTTGATAATAACTGTGTCTCCCACGAAGAAAGAATTATCACCTTCAGCTTCAATTCCGCGACTGATATCTTCATAAGAAACATGCTCAAGGTTTGAAATTGGTGTCCAAATTCCACCAGTTGTTCCCCAAGGATTTGGACCAGGAACGTCCTTCCTCCCAAACCACACCCAAGCAAGTGGTCTTTTCTGATCAGAGGTCGCGGTACGATAATATTCGTCAGTATAAGTGGATCTGTCAAAGTCTAATTTATTTCTAATATCAAAAGATGGTTCTTCATAATCCAACTCGCCGGGTGCCCTTTCTGATCCAGTAATAATAGAACTGGCAAACAAGCTACTCAAGCGAGAGTCTTTTAGGGCTGTCGCAAATTGTGTATTTACATCGGTGGAAAAAGAAACGTCAACAGCCATCGGGAAGTTAAACTTCTTTTCATTAAAATCTTTATACAAGTTTAAGTCAGACATGGGAACGACCAAGTTTGTAAGCTTTTTCGTGTAGGCTTGGTCGGAAGTGTTATTTCCAAATCCATGATAGTTGTTCGCATACTTATCGAAATACTGCCCTTCGGATGTGGCTTTACCCAAAGATTTGCCTTTGTTTCGCATGTCCGCCAAGGTTGTCTCCGTAAGAGCAACGCCATTTGCATCTGTGGCAAATAAGCTTCCGGAGATTCTTTTATTAAGCGTCACGTTTTGTTCGAACACAGTGTCAATCGAGGACGGATCGTTTTTGATTATAACATTGTCGGCACTCTGTTGAACCAACAAGAAGGCATATAGGTTGGGCAACACTCTTTCATCAACTGCTGGTTCATCGATAATACATTCATATGACCCAACATAGAAATTATAAAAGGATTTAATCTCCTCATATGCGACTCTCACTGCACCAAATTCAACATTATCAATAGTTTTTTTCTTGTGTGGAATTTCTAATTCACACACATGATCATAAAAAACTTTTCCTCGAACGCCAACAGATGGGTTTCCGAAAACAGAGACTCCCTGTTGACCTGCGAAGGATGGTGCTCCTTGTGAGACTTCTTCAGGGGAATAATATGTGTTCTGATCTGAATCGACAACCCATAGCCAAGCAGCATCACCATTTGGAGGATTATTAGGGTCTATAAGTCCATATCTTATGTTTCTCTCTACCTTTATTAATTCTTTTTTCTCGCCTTGTGCGCAAGGTGCGTTGGGAGATCCACATGGTTCGGTCGTGGATGTTATAAATTTCCAAATAGTGTTGGGGGCATCCCCGATATTTCCCCACTCATCAAGTGTATAACTCCAATCACCCTGGTTGGTCCAATATCTTCCTAGCTTCCATCGAATAAGATCTAAATTTTGAGGTGCATAAGATTGAACATTGCTTGCTCCTCGTGAAGTTTGTGAACGAAAATCGTTAATATCGGTTTGGATAGTTGGATTTATCACAGATAATTTTTTAATTTCTGGATGTATTGCCGATGAAAATTGTCTTCTAAAATCTACCATGTTTATTCCTAAAGCTCCATAATAAAATATTCTTCATACAAAGGCAATTGAGAGCTTCTATCAACTGTTATACCATACGGTGCGTTCTCGTACCTCTTTAGTCTGCAAAGAAGCCTGTCAGAATTTATAATGCCAATATTGGTTCGGTTTAGTGGTTCCCACTTTTCTACTAAAATAGGTTTACCTTCTGAGTCTAAATCATAGCCTGTGAAACATTCTAGAATAAATATTGTTTCAAACAAATATCTCATCGCACTTTTTGTGTTTTCATCGCCGCGAAAGGCACCGTTTGTAAAAATTTTAGTAATGTTGTCTGCGAAAATCGCATCGCCGCCTGCACTGAGCTGGGCACCTGGTTGAAAATCGGCATAATATTGAAACAGAGCTTTGGTTTGGTTCGGCAACTTCTGTACTTCAGACACATTGTTTCCTGCCCGACTTATGTAACCATTAGCATTCGTAGGATCATATAGGCTGATGTCTGTCTTTATCTTTCCCTTAAATGCGTTTAAAAACTTTACGAATGTTCCATATGCCTGCTTTTCGTTAAGAGAGGCTTCAGATCGGGAAGCATCATAACTATCCACCCGATTGGGTGGAATATGACTGATCAGCCCTACCTGAAAACTGGTTGCTGGTAACGGCTCAACTTTCGGAACCACAATTAAGTCATAATTATCAGCCACATAATCTGTAAGAAGTGCGGCAAGCTCAATGCTTTTTTTACGAGTTTCTGGACTCACCCCAAAACTATCAATAACTTGCGTTGCTCCAAAAGCCTGCTCACTTACGGTAGGAGTTCCGGCATCACTATTAAGATTGATAGTTTGCTGTTCCGTTTTTAGAATTGATGGTGTAAAATAGGTATAGTCTACATCTGTCACGCCATAAGTCTGCATTGTGTTGTCAATCTTAAAGTTTAACAAAATGGTTGTATTCGGTTGAATATTAAAGATTTTTGCCTTTTCATTTTCAACATAAGTTTCAAAATCTAGTTTACTTATTTTTCGTAAACCGCTGCTTGCCAAATTGGGGGACACTCTTTGGATCCCTTGAACCCCTCCTATTGGAAAGACTTGGATGCCGACATTTTTAGGCAAATTAGAATTAAAGACGTTGCTGAATGTATAATCCACCCTGGTTACTGGTATTGTAGAATCCTTTGTTTCTAGAGGAGCTGCCATCACCGTCTTACCCGAAAGGGTTAATCTCTTGTTTTGATTTTGATTTGTAGGTTTAGAGGACAAACCATCAGGTGCAGAGGTGGATGCACCGATTTCTTTGCTCAAGATATCCTGTAAGGTGTCAATCAATTGAAAAACTTTTAAAATTCCTTCAATGTTGCCTGTTTCGGGTGACATATAGTTAGTGAGGGAGTCTATCAAATTTATTCTTTCATTGGGGTTCGGTCTTCCGTAGTCACCAAGTTTAAAAATAATGTCTACATAAGTTTGCGCGACAGATATCCAAGGGGGGTTATTGCCACCACCTTCGGTTTGACGCCAGCCATCGGGTGCGGGGTCGCTAGTAAACTTCCGAAATTCTTCAGTGAACCTATTCGTCGCAGGATCAAAGAATCCTGGCTTCTGATCGTTTTCAGGTTGCGAATATGCTTGCTGAATGTGGGGGTTGGTGCGAGCTGTCTTAATTTGTGAAGATCCAAGCTTTGATGCCTGCGAATAATATTCTGTTAGCTTTAATTTTGCTTCGTTTAATTGATTGATACTGTCCACAAGGTATTGAACAGCACCATCTTCGAGTTCCAAAACAAGCCTATACTGATAATATCCATCCGTTTTATGTTTGACCGACATATCAGTTCCAGAATAGAATTTGATGAATTCTTGATCTCCTGATGGGTTTATTCCAAGCTCTTCTTGAATTACGGAGCCTTGACCATCCCGAGATATCGACACAAGATCTCCCACATTGTTATAGCTTGCTTCCAAGATTAAATCGTCACCATCGGTTGTATAATTGTTTACTGGCGAGTTTTGACCTTGGACTGTTAAAACTGTTCCGTGAAGATCCGATGGTTCAGAAAACTTCTTTGGCTTACCTGATGGTCCCCGAAGCACTGACGAACCGGCTTCAGGAGATCCTTTAACTCTTACTCTGTGCAATTTCATGGAAAGAATTTTAGTATTGGTAACGCACTCAGCTTTCGTCGTTGGCTTGACAAACAAATTGCCAAACATTGAATTATTTTGCATAATTGAAGCAATATCTACAGAGAAAAGAAATCTACAATTATTAGACATATCTCTGGTTAAGGAAATATCGGAAAAGTATTTTACCGGGGATTCCAAACTAACATTGGCAGTCCGCATTTTGGCAGCTAAAGGCAAATCTTTTTTCAACTTATTTTCCAAAATTGAAAAATCTAAACTTAATTTATCAATTTTTTCAGAAGTTCGAAAATCTTGAATTTTAATATCAGTGACTCTTTCTCGCGTAACCAAAAATTTCTCAATTGGTTCTGATAAGCCAGCACGATGAACGCCATCAGTCATAAATGTTCCATCTGGCATTTGGTGATATCCAGTGGAAGCTGCTTGATATTTTTTTCCGTCTTTTAGCCATTCGCCCATCCAAACCGGGTTCGAGCTTCTTGCGGTTCCAGGAGGAGTAAACCATTCGCCTGCCCAGGCTACATTGTTTTCTTCGTCACGAATATCACCCTCCCAGATTTTTCCAGATGGAGTTTTAAAAACATCAACAAACTTAACCGTGTTTCCGCCCCTTATCACGATCTGATGTTTTATTTTTGAACGGATAGCCGGGTTTCCAAGTGACTGGGCATCAAAATTAAAACGTGCGGCAAGTGCGACCAAATCTAATTCTGCCCAACAAAAATAACATAAATAAGATGGGTTTTTTTTCAAAAGCTCAAAGCTTAAAGAATAGGGAATATTAAAAAACGCTGGCTGATTTGCAACCGAAACAGACGACTTGGTAGGATCCCCAACTATATCTGACAAAGATTTTTCTTCCAAATCCAATTTACCGTCATATTGTGATTTAACTCCACCGCTATTGTTCAATAATCCATCTAATGGATCAGTGGACGTGGAAATAGAGTTTAAAATCTGTTCAGTTAATCCTGCGTCAGTATTTTGCAACACTTTAATCTTGACATATCCTGCCAAATCCAAAGGTTGGGTGGAATTATTTTGTGTATTTGGAAGATTGTTTAATGTGCTCAACCACGAATTCTGCAAATTTCTTGCCAACTCTTTTATTGTCACATTCAAAAGGACGTTCAAGTTGGATGGATTTGAGGTTCTTTCTGAACCTTCTGTTAATCCAAGTGTGGAGGTTTCGCCTGGTGGATCAATGTGCGGATTTAATCGGCGAGGAGGATTGCCGGATAATTGAAGTGTTATTTTCGAAATTGATGGAGACGGCAGGAGCGACCCAAAAAATTCCTCATTACTTGGGAGTGCCATTTTTAATCACACCCCTCAATATCCTCTAGGGATGCATCTGTTCCGAACAGATTTTTAACACTTGATTTTTGTTGTTTTTGCGAAACATCACAGTTCAAAACTCTCTGTGAGAATATTCCCTCTCCATAATCATTCGTTTTGTCACACAAAATATCTGGATTGATTTCGTTGTCTACTTCGATGTTCATGTAATACTCCACATAACTAGGATCCAAGCTCAAATTCTGATTTTGATAGGAGGGTGGTGGGGCATCTTTTATTATTCCATTTTCGATCATTGATTCTTTTTTTGTAAAATAAAGAGGAACAAGGACTTCTCTTTTAGTTACATCATCACATAAAGACACTCCAGGTTGGACTTCCTCTTTAATTTCATACACTTCTATGTCGAAATTCTCATTATGAAAGTTGGAATTTTTCTCCTGCACTTGTAGTAAGAGTGCTGAGTTAACCTCGAACACATTTATAACTTGAGCAGGATCTGTTCCATAAACTCCGTCGAGTTCTCTGGCTCCGGGCTCATAATTTGAAAGTTCTGCTGCCGAAACATTGTTTATCTTTGTCTTATAGGTGATCGGAAGTGGAGTGATTTCCGGAATATTTATAATTTGGTTTGTGCAACTGGAAGTGTTTTGCATTATAACTGAACCAGAAATTTGTCCATTCAAAAAGTCCACATTCCAAACCGGTGTTAAATTATTTGCCAAGGTTGAAGTTCCGAGCATATAATTCAAAGAATATAACTTGTCTTCTGATTGTTGAAAATACTGTCCTTGGTCAAGCGTGTCAAGAACTCCTGGTTGTTCTGATTTTTCTTCTGGTGTTGAACGAATGAGTTGGTTTGCTCGTTTAATCGTGGATTCCACTCCACCAAAATTATATTGAGTTTGTATTGCCGGTGTTTCTTTTATAATTCGTGCTTGTGAATCATTTTGATTTTCTTCGGTGCCACCATATTGAGAGTCATATAAAATTCCATCATCAAAAAAAGCATAATAATGCGGCTTGAAACGACCCTTCGAAAGAAGGCGTTTTCCGTATTGAGTTAATTGAATATCAATTACTTGCTCTTTTTTGTTAAAGAATTTCATTTCTTAAATTTGGTTCCCACTTCCAAGTCTGCTAATTCAACTAATGAAAAATAGTCATATGGCCAATTATAACTATAAGGTATTTCGCCATTTTTAGTTGTAAAAAAGTCTTTACTGAATTTTTCGTCGTCTGTTACGTCAGCAGTCAATTTGTAATAATCTTTGTTTGCCTTTTTCTTCACCTTAAATACCATCCAACGTATGTCCTCTGGTATCTCCCTGTCTCCAAAAAATTCAATAATTGGATATCTTTTGTGGGAAATCGCAGTCGAATCTAGTTTGGCATCAGTTGAAATTTTGGGCATCAATCCTTGCCAAATATCAGCTAAATCTTGTTGGTCAAGATGATGTTTAAATTCAAACATATACATCGCAAAAGGTTCTATAAAATCATTCGGACTATTTTCTTTACTGTAAGTGTAAAAATCCAACTCTGGTGGCAATACATAATCACCCATTGTATTGATCATCTCTGAAATACTTGTGGTTCTAATTGCTCTCGGTTCAGTTCCTAGTTCGGGAAATCTTCCATCGAACAAACCAGTGAATCCCGGTCTTCCCGGAGCACCCCTCGCTAGGTCTTCTGATATAGCAACTTCCCCATCACTATTGTCCAGGCTTGTTTTAATTGCCTTGAATACGCCGGAGGCATCCCAAGCGTTGCCTGGGTATGCTCTTAACGAAAAGAAATAACGATCATCAAGAAAAGTATTTTCAGTGGTATAGGCTTCATCACCCGTCGTTGGTCGGGTGAGATATGGGATTGCGACAATTGCCTCTGAAATGTCTTTACCGGCTGAATTAACTTGACCGATTTTCTGTTCTCTTGCTGCTCCCTTGGCGAAAGCAATTGACGCAAAGTCTTTGGCGGTTTCACTGCTAAATTCTACTTGTTCGAGACTTTCTTCGACAGACAGTTTTACGCCACTAGCGTTGTCAGGGATTGAACCATACCCGGACCACATTCCACGAGGACCAGTTGCTGGTGGATAAGAATTACTACTAAAATCTAAAACAGGAGTCTCCATAAATGGACTAATAACCCATTGACGTAGGGAGTCATTTTGCTCCCTAACTTCTTTAACCTTTCCTAGTGAATCCCTAATCACCTCTCTTTGTATTGACAAACCATCCCACTTAATAGAGCTTGTAATCTGCATAGCTGATGCTTTTGCTGGAGATGGGTTGGAAGTATAATCTGAACCAGCAATAGAGGCAAACATTGCATCCATCCTCTCATTCGAAAAGCTCATAGACACTTCATTAAAATACTTATTCCATGAAAAATTCTCACGCACATTTGAAGAATTAGCAGAAAATTTAAGCGTCATGACAGATTTTCCATAAAAATATGGCGGTGTATAGGGTGCATATCCCGGCGCAGATACCCGAAGTGTTGGTGTTGCATCGCCATTCATAAATTCGGTTTTTCCCCATGTCTCTTTCATTCCTGCCAAAACAGGTGGACCAAACAATCTTCCATCGTAAAACGGAACATCTCGAAAACCGGCAGCCCCCGTTAGGGGAATTAAGATATCTTGATTATCCTCCTGCATCATCACTAAATCCGGTGTCTTTTCAAGAGTTATGTTCATATAGTAATCATAACCCTCCTGTAAGCTCTGCCCAACATCGCCCTGGTTCTTGGAATAAATGGCTTTCAGTTTTTCTCCTTGTAAGAAAAAATTTGGAATTTCAGCGAAGAAGTTGTTTGTTGCCGCTTTATAAAGATTGTATTCTTTTGTGTCTTTTGCTGCGGTTCTTTTAACTTGATCGATTGAGGTCCAAGGTTGACGAGGAGAATTTCGTTGGTAGGTTTGATCTCCCGCGTAATTATTTCCGCGTTGTATGTATTGCCATGTTGGAGTTAACAAAAACATTTTAGAATTGCCGGATGCGCTCGCGGGTAAGCCGACACTACCTAGAGGGTCGAGAATACTTTCGAAGCCAATTCGATAATTTATACTAGAACTTATTGCAGCATTAGTAAGAACGCCTGACCCAGCAAGAGAAAGCGATGAACCAGTCAAGGCTCCCCAATCGACTGCTATTCCTGACTTAATGGTATTATACATAATACCGGGCGCATAATACGGTTGGAGCAAAGATTGTAATGCCAGAGCACCCGACTGTGCAGAGTTTGATGAACCGTCAGATGCACCATGTCGCCAGCCGATGCCGTTTACATATGGAGCAATTGATTGTGAAAATAATGAGGCGAGCTGCAAAGTTCTTTGCTGTGGATAGAAACCGTCATAAGGGAGCAGCTTTTTAACCCCATTACAGCGCAAAGTTATTTCAGATTTCTCATCAGGATATGAGCCTTCAAATTCTCCAAAATATTTTTGGAAATCAGAATTAGAATAATCATTAAAGAATTTCTCATCAAGCTCGCGGATACCAGTTGGGAGCGTCATCGCTGGAAATTGGGTTGGGGCGCGGAATTCTTCAATATTTGCACTGGATGTTATATTGCCACCTGGCAAAGACAGAATCTTATCATTCTGGCTTCTGAAATTGTATTTTAAATAATATGGCATATGTTCAGAAATCTTAAACTCTGGAATAACTGTCAAGCTTTTTCCAAGACCTCGAATATCTTCTGCATATTCTTTGTATGAATCAAAGAATGGTTTTTTGCCTGAAAGTTCTTCTGTGCGCCATTCTAATGGTCGATTTGCCATTAAAGACTGCGTATGTTGTGTTGGGGAGATTCCATATGCCGATGCCGAAAACTGCCCAGGCGATAAGGCTGGAAAGTGATAGTAATATGCTGAAGCTGTGGGATAATGCACAGAAGTATATTGTAATCCGCCCGCAGGAACATTACCGCTAACATTGGTTCCTGCCCAACCTTCCCAGGTCCATGCGTTGGCAGAGTTAAGTTCACCCATGTCAGCAAAATTGTTGATTGATACGCCGCCACTTATTCGATAATTACTAAACGCCCAGTTTTGTTTGAGTCCAGTCCGAAACACCCAATCCAACTCAGCGACAATTGGTGTTTTACCCAGACCGTAAATACTTGTGGCAAATCCATCATAATATCCTTGAGAATTTGGTAGTGTGCTGGCTATACTATACCACTTAGACTCGTTGTTGCTCCCGCCGAGAGCCACGACTCCAAGATTTGCTCCACCAGGAGTTATTCCAGACCTCCTATTCCTATACTTTGCTTGGTTTCTCCAATAAGTCCTTCTCTCCAGTGGTCCGCGATCAATGCCGTTTGTTCCATTTGATAAAGACGCTGAAATTGTTCCATCAGCATTTAACGTTCCATTTGCAACTTCCGCGTAACCTATTCTTCCGCGTGTTTGTGCCAAACCAGTGTTAGTCGAACGAGGATAAATGATTTCTCGATATTCCACTGATGACAAATCTGCGTCGAGAGAAGCATCTGCAACGATCCGATCATAAACTTCCACTGAACCATTTGTGTCGGACTGGAGCAACCAATTGGCAATGGAACCACTATCGGAAGTTCCATCATTGGTCGGACCTTCAGAAAAGAGACATTTATTGTTACCGTAAGTATGTCTTAGTGTGATCGGTTGAGACACTGTTTCGCCCACTGGTGCCGAATGGACGGTGTTGAGTGGGCGATATTTGAACTCTACGGGTGGTTGGACAAAATTTCTATATTGATCTGTTCGACCAGTTGAGCTAGATTTTAAAATTGAAAGAATGTTATTATTCTTATGATACCGCGCAACTGGTGTTTCGCCTGTGCGGATTTGCTTCCAAGAAGGATAGCCATAAGGACCGTTAAGGTTGTTGAGGTATGTGCCAATTGCACCAGATGCTGCCAAGTCAGAACCTGTAAAAAAGCAAAATCCTGGATAAACTATGTTATTGTCGCGACTAACATTAACTACTATGCCCGATATTGAAGCACCTTCCTCGTGAATAGAGGCATCCGGCAACAATTTTGTGATAATTGGCTTAGAACTCTTATAAAAAGTCGTCCAAGTGTCCGTACCATTGTCATGTTGGTAAAAGATATTGTTATATTGCCGAGTTATTCTAAATTTCCACCCGACCTGATAAACACCAGCGCCCAAGCTAAATACAGATGAACCATCTTCCCAGATCTCCACATCCGATGCTTGAAGTTCGATGGAGTATTCCATATCGCTAAATGCAAGATAGGCTGGGCTACCGCCCGAGAAATGTGCAGGGGGATTATCATTTAATCCCACGAAAAGATAGGCGTCTGTTTGATCAGCGGTAAACTCTATATATCCATTACCATTTATTTCTTGTGTGCCTGCTGCTGCGCCGTCCCAACCATCAGCTGATGTCTTGGTGAGTTTGGTGCCGTTCTCTGTTAAAGTGACATTTTTTAGGTCATACCACCCAGCTTTTACACGAGACTTTGAACCTATATTCCCAAAAAGACCATACTTGTATGCAGATGGGGATTTCAGTGATGTGGGCAACACCGGAAGCATATTAACATAATTAACAGGATATAATTCTCCGTTTTCAATCGGATCGAAACCCCAATTGCTTGCAGATGAAAACTGAACTGCCGACGCAGTTGTGGAAGTGCTTCCAGATGGAACAGAATAGTTGGAAGCATAACCAGATGGTTGGCTTTTGTATAGATCATAAGAATCATTTATCCACGCATATTGCAATTCACTTTGTGGAATTGCGTGTTGGACATACCAGTTGTCGTATCTTCCGCTAGAAATTTTAACATTTTTAACCGATGACCGTCCATAACTGTAATTGCCGTCATGGTAAAGCCACGCCCCCGCTTTGAATGAAGTGTATGAACCTGGTCCATCATATGGCAATTGAGTTTTAAAAAAATCTTTAAAGACGTTACTTCCGGAAGTTCGCTGAAAATAAATATTATCCCCTTCACGCACAATGCGAAATCTTTCGTTCGGTGTCCATGCAAGATAACCGTTTGGGACGCTTACTGTGTGTACAGTTCCTCCATTAATAGTACAATAAATTCTTCCCCTAGGCACCGTTTGCCAATCAAGAGTAATGTTCGCAATCGAATCGAGATAAGCATTAGAAGACACACCGAAGAAGCCGACTGCAACACTTCCGGAATAATCAGTGTTTGATTCTGGTTCATGTACTTGAAACTCTACAAAACCATTCATTCCCACTCTTTGTTCTGATATGGCAACACCATTATTGTAGGAAGTGCCCGCGTTTAGTAACTTTGTTAAATAAACATCATTATTTTGATATGATGGAACCGCACAGCCATCTACAATGTTCCACCACACATACTTGGATTGTTCTTTAACATTACTCGCATTTACAAATGGGTTTCTATTAATCTTATGATAAGAGGCGATGACCCCATCATAAGATAGTGCATTTGTACGATGTTCTACAGGACTAGTTCCATCGCCTGGACTTCCTGTTGGACTAATCCCAAATTGTCCACAGTGTTCTGTTTGCCAACTTTGTAATGCATTTCTGACAGTTAAGTTGCGATAATTCAGTCCATTATAAATTCCAAATTCTTCGGAATTAGTGTCCAAGTTGCCGCGAGTCACTTCAGGTCCACCAGGTGCAGAAAACCGTTCCACAAAAATAAATTTGTTACTTCCCGTCAGATCATATCGAGGCAGAGCATAATCAATAACACCCGAGAGGTAAGTTGAGGAAGCTGTCACAAAATTAACGTCAGGGACAAAACCTTCAGACTTTACAAAGTACCTATTGTTAATTTTTCTACCAGAAGTTTGTACAATCTGATAATCATGTTGATAGTTGCCAGCAACTTGAGAGCCGGTTCCCCATTTAATGTTTGCAATATTTAATGGTCGTTTTGCGTATGCATCACGAATCATCGTTGCACGAGGTTGGTGAGCTGATCGATGAGATATTGTTAAGGTGTTAGCATCCATTGACAAATCCCAAGCTTCGGGTCTTGTAAGGGTTGTATCCGTTGATGCAGTGTTAACATTTACATGTCGATGCTGTCTTCCGCCGACATGCGCTTCAGTAAATGGACCTTGAACTGGAATCCCTTTATCATCACCGTAAATGTCATCATGATAATTATTAATATCCCACCGATTAAAATCCTTGAGAAATACACTTTCATATCCTGATTGTACTGAAGAACTATAGATGCTAAAGGGTGCGAAAATGCGAGATTTCCCACTCAAATATCCCTCTGGATCAGTAGAATTAGCAACTTTTGCATCTAATTTAAATTTCGAATTAGGATCTATTACATCCTCGCACCCCTCTTTAGCAGGAACACTCGCAGCTGCAATAGTAAGTTGTTCTGATGAATCAAATTTAAGAGCTTCGTGAGTATATTCAACTGTTTTATTTTTTGCAAAATTTGATCCGCCATGAATTTCCGGCGATTCATCAACTGTCAATTTATAAGGTTTTGTAAAGTTTCTTAAAGCATATGCTTGCCCTGTATAAGTTGTTGTGGTGGATGTGGAATCCCTTGAAACTGCAAGGGTTGGACCGCTTCCGCTTTTGAAATCATTTGCCCTGCGAATTGTATTTCTGTCAGTATCAACACTCGAAACGCCCGAAGTGATATTAGGATTATTTCGTTCTGTACGATCCAACCACCACTCACAGTTTGAATCTGTTGCGGTGGTGGGGATTGGGGCTAAGCCTCGTTTCCCAGAATAAAGCATTTCATTGATGCCGCGAAGACCAGCTTCCGGATCACTTGCTTTCATCTCAAGTGTTGGAAATTTATTCCAATATTTATTTCGCTCTAGGACATGACTTTCAACCATGTTGCGTAAATCTTCAGTAAAATTGGCTGATGCTGGAATTAACTGTTGAAGCATTAATCCTATGGAAGAATCAATCCACTTATAGTATTCCATAAACTTCTCAAAGTCAGGAGTGTTTTGCACTCTTTCGAAGTAAAGGGATCTTAATTTTTCTAAATCTTTATAATCTTGACGATAACGATTAACTGGCGCACCGATCAAATCATTGAAGGCAACAATTGTTCCAAAATAGTTAATAATTTGCTCTGAAACAATTCCATACATACTCTTTTCAAATGCAAAATAGTAATCTATGGGGCGTGAGTCTCTTGTAAAAATCTGATTAGTTGTGTCATCAATGATCGAAACCATATCAGAGCTATTCCCAACTTCAGGTAGTTGCTGTTTCGCTGACTGAACATATCTGCGGTCGATGGAACCAGTGTCCGATGCTTCAAAGTCGTAGCCCAAGCCAGTGTGTTGATATTTGGCGATTGGTCCTAGCCATCCCCATCGATTTGCCAGAGACACAGAGCCCGAAGAAACATCGGGAACAACAAATTGTCCCGATGCATTAGAGCCCGTAATCGTTTCGAAATCCCAATAAAGCGCCAGAGTCTCCATTTGAGGTATATTAACAACGTTATCCCCCAAAGACTGGCTCATTTGTGATATATAAGCGTTTTTATAAGGATATTGGGAGCCAAAGTTGCCTACGTCTTGTGCGTGAGCCTTAATGACGCTGTTGTCCAGATAATCCATCCAAACACGAGCAGAAGAAATTTTTGAATCGGCTCTTTGTAATATGCCTCCATCAAAGTTAGTTCTATGAGCGCCGACAAAAAACCTTTTATTAGCTGATAGGAATTTCCTAGCGCCATTAGAGGAGATTGTTGAGGATGCCTCAAAGGAGTTTACGAGAACATCCAAGACATAATTGTAACCACTGAACTCGATATCATAACTGCCAGTTGCACTTCCCGCAACACCATCAGCTTGAGGGTATTTGGAAGGTTTTATTTTAACAGCAAAATTCCACTTTGAATCATCATAAACATTTCTGAACACACTACTGGTTAATAGTGGGAAAAATCCACCCGAGGAACCAGTTAATTGAAAGTATGCATCAGAAGAATGGATGCCTGGGCGCACTGATTGTACTTGGAAGTTTCCAACATCGGGGCTGCCCCAATTACCGGATGTCCCTAAAGTATGGCAACCGTAAATTGAAGCCGTAACAAAATCATTCGAAACGTAATAAGGACTGTTAAAATCTAGTTTATCTGGAAAAATGACTTCCGCTTCATACGTGTTTCCGCGAAATATCATCTCGGCGCTTGAGCTGACATACTCTCTCGAATTGACATTTAAACTGGACGTTTGTTGAAAAACTGTTGCGCCGAATCTGGTAGATTTATTAAAATCAGCATAACGCTTCTTTACAACTCTAAAATCTTTATTATCCCTGAATTCATAAGAGGTGTTGCTGGCATACAAGTTTAACTTAACCAACTCCTCATCAATACCATAGCACCTGATAAGGTTTCTAAATGATTTCTCAGTGCCCTTTGTTTTGAAAATATAGTTTAAGTTATTGTAAATGTTTTGATAAATTATATTCTTTGTTTCGTTTAGCTTTTTGGAATAACTCTGGACATCATTTCGAGATGCAAAATACTCTAATGCAGTCGCATTCTCTAACACCTCTGACGTTACAAACCCTAAAGAATTTACAAGTTTGTCGGCAAACGGGTACGGCTTATTGCTTCCAGAAGGGTATTTTAATTCTTTTAACTTAGGAACTGCCTCAATTTGCAGTTGCAGTGTATCAAAATAACTGCCAAGAATTTGAGTAAGATCTTTCAGACCATCGGAATTATTACTCTCGTCCTCCTCGATTATCCATGCGGGGAAAGAGTGGTAAAGGCTGGCGTTATTTTGTTGGTCATAGACCAAACCTTCAGCGGTCTTATCTGTTCTCAAACTGACTACATCAGGATGGTTAGAATAAATAATCGGGTCTTTAAATTCAGATTTTGCTGCCTTGGAAATGACCATAGCAGAGCCCGTAAAGCGAGATCCGTAAGTATATCCAGTCCACGCTCCATTAGTGGTTCTCCCTGAATAATCTAAAATTATTGCGTCATTTGGAACTGATGCGGTTGTATTATTAATACCTTCATTGAATTTATAATATACGCCCAGATCAAGAGGGTTCTCATAACTATATTTCGTTGACGCACTTGCCGCATTCGTAATATCACTATTAGTTCCACCATTAACAGAGGTGAACCAATATTTACCAATTTTTTCAGAAGTCCTTATCCTTCTCCAATATCGAAAATCGTCTAAAGAAGCAGATAACTTTCCTGCTCCAATGGCACCATATGTACCAGAAACAGAAGTCACTAAAGAACCAATAGTGGCAATCATCGAGCCCGTCACTTGACCGATACTTGAACCAGCCACCACAGAATGGGCTAGCTGACCGTTGCAATATAACTTCCCAAACATTTGGCTTCCAGTATTTTGGAAGGATAGGGCATAATGATTCCAGGAGCCGGTTAGTGAAACACTTGAGCTTAGAGAGATGGTTGTGCTATGAGGACCGGTAATGTCACTTCTATAAGAAAAGCCAGCGGATCCTGACCGTAGTTCGATATTGAAAACAGGATCCAGGACATCAGTGCTTGCGCCACCTGTTAATTCAACACGAAAGCGACCGTAATCAGAATTGCCAAAAGTTCCACTGTTCCATAAATCAAAAACAATTTCTTTTGACGACTCATCGGAGCTGTCATAGTCATCTTTATTTAACCAAAATTCTAAAGTTAGCCCGTTGTCCCCTTGAATCTCAAGGTTATACCTACCAAAACTAGAGGTGTTATAAAGATTATAATCTTTCCAGTCATTTCTTAGGCTCCCGTTTCCGATAGCTGGATGTGGAGAGCCCTTAACAAAGATATATTCCTTCGATGCAGCAGAAAAAGTATCATAACCACCAGCATCGGCTATTGGTGTGCCATAATTTTTTCCAACTAAAATAAATCCATTTGTACGAGGATATTCATTGTCGAATAAGTGCTTATCAAAATAAGAACCAGAAAGATTCCAGTCAATTTTTTCGCGCAAAGAGCCATCATAGGGGTATTCATTGGAGATATAATTTATAGAATCAGTATAATATTTCTCAGCAGAGCCATAGCGAGCAAAATTAGAAGCTGAAGAGAAGTCGATATAAGGAATAAAGCGGCGCTTTTGCTTCAAATTACTTTTTAAGTAATCTACTGACTCTATCTTTGCTCCTTCTTTCTGTAAAGAAGAATCAGATAAAACCTGTGTATTTTTGTTTTTTCCGAAAAGATTCTTTATATCAGACATACTTCACTACTCTTTTACACGAAATTTAAAAACTTCTGGCTGTTCTTCGTATGCGCCGTTAATATAATAGAGAAATTTAATTCCATAAGAATATTTCGGCTCCAACAAACGCATATCTAAGTCAAAATAGCTTCCTGATGTGTCATAAGAGAGTTTGGTGTGTTTTTCGCTACCAGTCCCGTATGCCACTACATCATAGTTGTCAATTTCGCGATAAACCTTCCAATAAGCATTTTGAACGAAACTGTTTTCAATTTCTTTCGATGCTACAGAGTAAATAGTTGGGCTCCAATCTTTTAATCGAGTAAACAAGCGTAACCTGACTAGATCATTGTTAGAATACTCAGACATCAAATTGGTTATAGTTGTAACATAACTGGGGATAGAAAATATATTAGATGCAGCAAACGATTTTGGCACAAATGCCCCAGTGTGATAATAAACACTTCCACTAAACCAGCGGTCATAAACATGACTTGCGGTAGTAGAAAGCGCGAAGGACGCACTATAAACGCCAGTAGAGACATGCCCGCCTGTTACTGGTTGTTGGGGTGTTGTTGTTAACTGCTCACCCCCAGACGCTGAAGTATGGACTGTAACAAAAATTTCGCCAGTGCCAACATCTGCTAGATTTGTGGGTTGCCCTCTAACATAGTTGTATAAATAAAGAGTATTAAGATTATCTGCTGCACTCAAATTAGAGCTGGAGATATAAAAGTCTCCTCTGTTGTCTAATGTGGAATTATCCCAACGGGCTTCAATGATAGGGCGTTTGAAGAAGTATTCGCTTTCTCGGGCAGAAAACCTCTTAGTATAATAAGAACGACTTCCGCTAGCCTGACTGGAAGTTAACATCAATCCGATGCCATAATTTGAATAATCGCCAGATAACCACTTCTCAACCAAGCCGGTAATCTTTATTTCGACATCTGCGGTTCCCTCGGTGTAAGATTGTTTGTAGTTAAACTCATCATAAACGGGCGAGTCTGCGCCCATCCAAGATGCGCTTAAGAAGCTTCCACCCTGGAATGCTGTTGAATTGGCGTCTACCCATGGAGTATGCGCAGAAGCATTAACCCAGTTAGAACCTGTTCCGCCATAAGTCAGATCGGAATAATTATCCATATCTAAGCCATAACCTTCTTCCCAGGATTGGGAAACTGGTGAAACAACTAGAGTAAAATCGGGGGGCAATGTTCTATCATGAGCAACATTAAAAACTCTTAAATAAAAATCAACACTTCCGCTTGCCGGAATCTTTCCCGTAGTGCGATCTGTTTGAATTTTATATAAGCTATTCGGTGTTGAAATGTCCGAAGACATAACGGGAAACTGGAGAATTGTTTTTGCCTGTTCATTGGATGAGGAGTTTGCTTGTGCATAGATTGAAAAAATTTCCAACGAATCAGATCGACCCATGTTTGAACCTGTGCCGCGTGTTATTAGGTTAGATTGAAAAGCATTTGTAAGCGTGTTGTTCTTGATTGCCGTGTATCTCTTGATAGCCATTTTACTTCACATTTCCCTTGATATCGCTTTGAGGGTATTTTATCTCCAAAACTGCATTTTTGGGAACCACTATATACCGGTCATCCTCAGACATGTTATCATCAACATTAAAAAGAACTTCATTGGCATATCCTGTTCCTGTTTTTTGAAAAACCTTAACACGAGTGGTGTCTAATATTCCTGGTGTTTTATTCAGGTGCGAAAAGATTTCCCCAATATGGAACGGTTCACCAATTTCGAACTTTCTCTCATAAAAAACAGACAAGCTTGCCACTGCATTGTTTAACACTTCGAAAGGATTTGATTCTACAGTGGAGACTGCATCAAATTCAATTCCAATGTTTATTATTTTAGCGTCCAAAATATCAACCGTATCATTTATCATTCTGGATTGATTCAGCCATTGTTTTAAATTCTGTTTTATTGTAGAATTAGACTTGGAAAAATCACCGTTTGAATTCTCAGAGAGAACATAAATATTTAAGTTTCTCTTTAGCGATCCTTCGTCCTTAAAGATGGCTGCTCTTTTGATTGCCCCATATTGAGGGGGCATTGAATAACATAAAGACTTATAATCTAGAGCAGTAACTGCTCGATTTTGGGTAGAAAAAACGTTATTAATCCTTTGTTTGAGTTCATTAAGTGTGGGAAGACTTACATCCCCAACAATTGGTTCTTCGTTGTTAACCTCCAAAGAGTTTACAACATTGGACATTTTAGAGGTGCTAAGCGAGTTGGGGTTCGCAAAATCAAAGCGTGGTTCCACAGCGTTGATAAGAGAGTTAGCCGAAGCGTTCACATAACCCATGGTATTTGCTCGATAAGTTACTGTGAGGGTTGTATTTGAGGGGGCTACTCCAAATTTATCTGTTGAGATTAAATTGGTAGGATCAAAAGAAACGTCTGACACATAGTCCTTTCCATGAACCTTTAAGACAGACTTACTTGGGTCGATGAGAGGATCCGTTGTCACATCCTTTTCGCTGCCAAAACCGAATTGAATAACCGTGGTTCCACCAAGCAATTCGGCAGTGAATCTGCGGGGAACTGCAAATGGTCGCATCGTGGATGTTGTATCGGATGAATTTGCTCCTGTATTTTGGACTGCACGATAAACTACATCTTGCGAGAGATAATCTACCTCATAATATTCATTACCCAAAGAATCTTCAATTGAGATAATTTCACTGATATTAGAGCCTCCGAGCGAAATACTAAGAAATTTCTGGAAATCTCCAATGGTAAACTTCTCCTCGTACTCTTGACCAGAGGCGACAAGACCAACAGCTTTAATCGCATAAGAAGTGATATTTCCATTACCCTCATCGACAGTGGCAACCACTCTGTCGTTTTTGGGGTCGGCAAAATTAATATCTTCATTTAAAGTAAAAGCAACTCCATCAGCAGTTGATATTATACTTCCTTTTTTTAATATTGGAATATAAGTTTCGTCAATTTCGCCGGTTGCGGCACGAGCAGGTATTATTATAAAAAAAGACGCCAAGCCTGATGAAACTGGCGTGCCTTTGAAATGAAACCCTAATTGCCTACCAATTCTTAAGACATTATTATATTCGATTGCTGTATCTAGGAAAGATTCATTAACTTCATAATCAAGGTAAAATGATAAAATGTCGCCCACATAAGCCACCATATCAATCATCATTGAGCCAAAACCGGCTTCAGAGAAGTCCCTAAAAGTGTTGGGGTAATATCGCTTGGCATATTCTACCAAGTCGTTTTTGATAGTGTTAAAATCGCGAGATGTATATTTGATGGCTGGATATTGTTTCTTGGTTGACATACTGTTCCTCTTTTAAAAAATAATTAGTTAATCGCTCCATTTACAATAATAGCATCGCTCAACTCTAAAGGAATAATACGATATTCTACTTGCACATAAAGTGTATTGGGTTCAGATGACGAATCTTGAGAAGCTGAATTAAAGACGATATCCGTTATTTCTAGGTAAGGTAAATATTTGTTAATCTGTTCTCTAATTCTGCTCGCAACTGAGTCGTATATAGTAGGATCATCATTCTCGAAAAGAAACCTTTTAAGACCAATGCCAAAATCCGGATTCATCATCTTCTCTCCGGGCACCGTAAGAAGTAAGTTTTTTAAATTCTGTTTGACAAGAGTTACATAATCACTTATCAAATCATATCCGGTGATAAGATTTCTGTTAATTGGCAGTCTTGGAGATAAATAAGGCATTAAAAATTCCCTCTGTAATAATTAGAACTTTCATTCATTTATTTCTAATAACCTCCAGACTGATTTCCAGAACCATTAGTGTCACCAGTATTGCCAGCACTGATACCTTCTGGTGGAGATGAGCCAGCGGTTATTTGTTTGTTGCTGGTCTTTAGCAATTTTTTAAGTTGGGCAGGTGTTGTACCAAACTCAAGTTCATGATCAATATCACATTCTTCAGTGAGAACTTCTACCTCTAAGTTGTCCTTATCATTTTGTAATTGACTGATCCAGTCATCCACGTATGCGTCAAGCCAATTCACCCGACTATCATCAAGAGCCCAATAAGCCAACCCATGAGGGAGTGTTATTGGTGGTCCCCACAACCATGGAGCAAAAATTGTTGCTGGCATCAATGATAAACCAATCATCCACGTTTCAGGTTCATATAAAAATGTCGCATCAACTGGATCAAACCAATTATCTGGTGGCTTTTGTGTCGCTTCTGGTGAGTGGATTCCGAAGCCGCAGCCCTGTTCCGTTATTTCAAGATTGGCAATCCTCTCGGCAGATGCCGCAAATGCCTCTGCTTGGGCTTTAACAGCATTTGCTTGGCGTTGCGCATCGGCAATAATACCGTTCAAAGTTTGTATAACTCTTTGAATATTTTTAGAGATCGCAATATTAATATCAGATTGCTCCATAAATGACTTAAATATTTTTAAGGAAACTTCAGTACAAGAGCAAGGAATGCTGCCCATGGAGGGTTAATACCGTTAGCAAATGCGTCAAGCAGATCTTTATTGCCTGTTTGACAAGCATCAGCATATTGCCCGCTTCTCAAAGAATTCAAGAAAATATACATTAAGTTTTCCTTGGTTGGGGCAAACATATTTTTAATATCTGGTAAAGATTCCAAATACATGGCTGAATAAATATTTGTTAAAGACAGCATTCGGTTTACTGGAAATACGTATTTAAACAAGAAAGAATATTCATCTGTTCGTATTAGTTGTTGTTGCAAGTCATCACGAGGGCTTGAGAGTGGAATTGTGTCTCCTGCCATGTCTTCGCTTGCCTTTCCGAACATGTA